CTTAACAACGTACAAGTACCACCAACCCAAGCAGAGCCACTTCCATCAATAGCAGTGATTGATAGTGGAATAAATACTTCTTTGTTTAAAGATAACCTTGTTTATGAAGTATGCATTGTTTCTGAATTTACTTGCCCTAACGGTAAACAAAGAATGGAAGGAGTAGGAGCGGCTAACACTCCTATATCTACAAACAAAGTATTAGGACATGGAACTGTTGTTGTTTCGGCAATTCTACAGAGTAATCCTTCGGCCAAAATTATTATGATTAGAATTGTAGGTATAGATCCTAAAGGAAATCCTGCTAATTACTATTTAGAAGACATAGACATGGCTTTAAAATGGATAGTAAATAATCAAAAAAAATATAATATATCTGTAGTTAATCTTTCTCAAGGTAACACCTTTTCCACTTGCAGGGCGTCTGCAACTTTTAAAAAAGATATACAAACTTTAAAAAAAGTAAATGTCCCAGTAATAACACCTGCAGGAAATGATGGAAATAAAAAACCTGTATTTTCTCCAGGATGTTGGAGGGAAACAGTTTCTGTAGGATCGGTTAATTCTGCTGGAATTATCCAGTCTTACAGTAATGCACAGGGCAAAGTAGACTTTTATTTAAAAGACAACTACACTGTAACTACAATGGACGGGTTAAAAAAAGATATATACGGAACATCATTTGCAACAGCATCTTTGTCTGCTTGGTGGGCGTCAAATAAATTAAGTTCAATACAAGATACTTATAAATATTTAAAGTCTGTAGCAAAACCAGCAAGCAATGATTTTGTGAAAGGAATTTATATTGAACTCGGACAATGAAACGATACTAGAAGAGGCACAAAGATTAATTACTGGAGATCGTAATAAGTCTTACGATCATCCGTTAGACAATTTTAATCGCATTGCTAAAGGCTGGGAAGTTATTTTTAATGCCAAAATAACTGAAGAGCAAGTTGGATTGGCAATGGCTTGGGTAAAAATTTGTCGTGAAATTCATCAACAAAAAAGAGACAACCTAGTTGACGGGGCGGGCTATCTAGGAACTGTTCAAATGGTAATAGACGAAAGAAACCGCCGTGCCAACCAAAGCGATTGATGGTCAGTTACCAAAAGACTGCGATGTAACTTTAGGTATTGATCAGTCTTTAACTGGATTTGCTTTAACTGCTTTACAGTTTGAAGATCCAACAAAATATATTACATGGGTTTATAAGTCCCCATATTTTGGTATTGAAAGACTTGCTGATATTAGGCAATGGTTAATAGATCATTTTGATTATTTAGAGGAAAACAATAATAAAATTTTAGACATAGCCATGGAAGGAACTGTTCTTGCTAGCCATGCCGCTCTGGTGCTTGGAGAGTTATCAGCCACAGTTCGCCTAGCAATCTTTGATTACTTTGATGAGGGTGACCCAAGAAAATACCCCCTAAAGGTTCCGCCTATGACTCTTAAAAAATTTGCAGCAGGTAAAGGAAATGCAAAAAAACAAGAGATGTTATTACAGATATATAAAAGGTGGGGCATAGAATTTAATGATGATAATGCTGCAGACTCTTACGCTCTTGCAAGGCTCTTAGGAAAAAACTTCTATAATGAGGTCGAGAAGGCAGTTGCCGAACAAATGAAGGACTTTAAATACAGAGACGCCTCAAGACTTTAGCCTTACCCTATGTTCTAGGAGCGGTACATAAATTCGACTCAAAGGACTACCAAACATGACAACTACACCTGAAGTTACTATTTCTAATGATGAACCTTTTTTAAGAGTTAGTGCAAGTTCAAATCCCCAAAGTGTTGCATCTGCAATCGCTCATGCTATTTATGAAAAACACGAGGTAAAACTACGTGCTGTAGGTGCTGGAGCAGTAAACCAAGCAGTAAAAGCAATTGCTATATCTAGAGGATATGTGGCTCCTAGGGGCCTAGATTTAACTTGCAAACCAGGATTTACCACTATTGAATCTCGTGACGGAGAAATTTCCGCCATTGTATTCGCCATTACAGCAAGTTAATTTAGTTCTATCCTTATACCTACATTAAGGAGTCATCATGGCAAATTGGACAGATATGGGACATGCAATGCGCCGTCGTATGGGCATGCCTTCAAACCACCTAGAGTCAGCAGGTAATAAAATGAAAAAAGATATTAGCCAAGATCAATACACCCCTTCTGGTGCAAATGCAACATTTACTAATGTAAGTGGTACACCTTCTGTTGGTAAATTAATGCCAAAGAAAAATACACAAGCAGCAGAGCCAATGTATGGAACTAAAGCAAATAGAAAAAATGTGTTAGTAGCAAATGCTGAAGCATCAGAGCGTAAGGGTGCTGCATACAAAATTACTGCAACCATGCCTTGCATTGATCCTTGCTCAGGTTCAACTATGACAAATGCAAGAACTATCCCCTCAGTATCTGGACGTCAGAATCCTAACTTCCAGGGCGGAATGGGTTCTTCCTACTAAAATGTCATTGTCGAATTCACAGTTCGGCAGTTCATTGGCGCCACAAACGCCAGACGCAACTCCGCCATTGTCACTTAGCGCTTCTACAACAGGCTCTGCTGCTCAAGCAACCGCATGGAAAAACAGAAGTCTTGGTGGAGATAGACCTTTATCATTATCTAAAAAAACCGCTGGCACAACATTTAATTGGGATGACGCATCCTCTGTGTCTCCAACAGTCCCTGCATCTCGTGGGGGTACAAATCCTAATGCTTAGTAACGAACAGTTTGCAGAGTTAGCCAATCAAGGCGGAGCCAGTCGTAGTTTTAAAACTGGAGAATCACCTACTAGTCCTGGAATTATGGTTTCAATTCCTGGTGCTGAAAAAATTACAAATGCTCCATATACAGCAGAGCAAGCAAAAAGTTTTAAAGAAGAACATGCAACAAGAGCAAAAGGCGATGTTTATCAAGGTGCGTGGAAATCTGGAGATAAAATATTTTCAGACATTAGTGAAAAACACACAACACTTCCAGCAGCACGTACGGCTGGCGTAAAACAAAAACAAATTGCTGGGTATGATTTAGGTGGCACAGATGTACGACGCCCACAGGGTGGAAACGTTTATTTTGGTCGTAAAGTTCCTGGTGTTGAATCTAACCCAGAATTTGTAGCAAGTGCACACAGAACTGCAGAATACGAAAGAATGGAGCCAAAACCAAAGGCTCAAGAATTTGCAGAACAAGCACAAATAAGTAGAGGTTCTACATACAAAGGTAAAAAGATTTCAGTAAATGAAGTATATGCAACCATTGCAAAAAATCGCCGAAATAGAGGTGTGTGATGGCTGGTGGAGTAAATAATTTTTCCGCATCACAGAACTGGCAATCACTTGGTGGCGGTGGACTTTATGGTTATAACAATCAGGGTGGTGCAGGAACACCTATAGCCCGTGATGCAATGGATTCATCTCGCATGGGTGTTGGGCGTATTCCATCAGCAGAATATCCAGATGGTTATCTGGGAACAATGCGATCTCGAAGAGATGACAGACTATTAGACTCAGTAAAGAACCGTGTAAATCAAAAGGCTTATCAAAGAGGAGTACATAAAGGTGAGCGTATTGAGCCATCTATGTACTACTGGCCAGAACAGATACACCCAATGACAGGCATTGAACGTCAAATGAAAGCAAAATTAGTAAACATAAACGGTGCTGTTACCTACATGATGCCACGAAGTGCGCCACAAACACAATTAACTCCTGCCCCACATCTAGTAAATGACGGAAAAGCAAACACTGTTGCAGATCAACCTGGAGAAATTAACGCAAGACGTCAAGCAATGCTTGCTTACTTAAGACCTGCGTGGGCATAACATGGCCTACTTTGGAGTTAATCCTCATGGTCGTTGGGATCAAAACATTGCCCAAGCACAGTTTAAAGATCATGTAGAAAATGTTATTAAAAAGTACCGTGAAGCATCTCCAGCATTTGTTGAGGGCGGACACCAGTGGTATGAAAAAGCCCATGAAGAAGCGACTAAACTTGGTGGAGGCGACACAAAACGTGGCGCAGGAATTATTGCGGCATTATCCCCATTAAGCGATTGGGATAGAAACGTTAGAGAAGCAAAAGAGTTAGTAAAGACTGGCGACGTTAAGAGCGCCCTCCTTCCAGCAAATGTTGCAAAGGCCCAAAGAATCCACGCAGGAGAAGAACCAGATACGGTACTAGGCGGACACAAAGTAACTAGTTTCTTTAAGAACATCCATGACCCAAGTAATAAAGAGCCAGTAACAATTGATCGCCATGCGTACGACATTGCAATGGGTAGACCATTTGCTGGTTCAGGAAAGCCAAAGAATTTAGAAGAGTTAAAGGTTCCACGACAGACAGGAACTATGTCACAAGATTTAGGATTAAGTTCAATGGGTAGGTATAAGCACTTTGTTCACGCATATCAACATGCTGCTGGCGAGTTAGGTGTTGATGTACCAAATAAAGTACAGGCAACATCATGGGTAACTCATAGAGGAGCAATAGGGTGACACAAAAGTTTGATGGCGTTTATGATTATACAAAGCCTTGGCGTGCACCTGTACAACCTGATCAGGTAGCCAAGAGGTACTCTTATCTAGGACCATGGGCATCCAACCAAGAACGCTTAACTCAACAGGCTCTTATGGTTATGAACATACCTGGAAAAGATATTCAAGAAATGGTTCGTCCACCACTTCCACAGATTCAATTATTTCCAGAACGCTATGGTTATGGTGATCGCACTCAACCTGGAATAGATGACATAGTTACTATTGATAGAAATTACTCTGAACCAAGAGTATCCTGGTTCTCTGGCGGTGTTGCTGGTTATCAAGCATCCGAACGAAACGCACTAGGGAGTAACTAATGCCAACTATAGTTCCTGATCGTGGTAATGACCCAAAGCGTGTTCCTGGTTCATACATGAGTTTAGTTAATAAATCACAAGTTTCTAAAGGTGATAATCCAAAATGGAAATGTGAATCTTGCGGTAAAAAAGGTGCTATGGATTATGCTGGTCAAGGACGTGTTTGCAAAACATGTGCAAGTGGAAGAGGTTTTTAATGAATGACGGAGACGGAATGATGACTATGGAGTTACAGGCTAAATTACTTGCCGATAACGCCACTCGTTACAATGGTTCAGCCCCTTGCCCTACCTGTGGAATGATTATAAATCCTGTAGAATTTCTTTCAAACGGAGGTCATTGCATGGGTTGTACTGTTGCAAAAAATGCAAAAAGAGTAAAGGATAAAATGTCATGATGTTTAATGACCGTAGAAGGACCCGCATTCAGAGTGCTAAAGAACGCCAAAGGGTGCATAATTTAGTCAGAGATACAGGTGGATTAATATCTTCTTCAACAGGAGAGTATCCAGCATCTCGCAAAGAACAGTATGCTCAATCGACTCAAGCGGTGGAAACCGTTATTGAGGCAAACAGGAAGAAGAAATAATGGCCGTTAACTCATCTCGTTCAATGAACAAGTCACTTGATGAAGGTGCAACCGATGGTAAGTATCGCAAGGTACGTCCTGATACTGAAGTAGGTCCAGAGTCATCTGCTACTGAAGCCAACCGTCAATCACTTCATCCATTTTATGGTTATGGTTTTGCAACTTCTGAATACCCAAATAAGGTAAACCCAGGTAAGTAATAGTGTCTAATCTACAGCCTAAACAATTTCCTTCTGGAGTTTCGCCAAAATCTTATGCAAGTGGTGCAGTAAGAGATGCTGGCCCAGAAACAAAAATTGCAAGAGCCAGTGTAGCGGGTAAAGGCATGGCAGGTAGAATGTTGCAAGGAATGCAAAAAACTCAACGCCAATCTTTTAGAGATTAAGGATTAATCATGGGAAGTATGCATGCAGCAGAATACGCCTCAATGAAAGGCAAGAACAAAGATATGGGATTGCTTGCACACTTGCAAGGAAATCATTATCCACCAGTTCCTGCATCAATGCTTGGCCCATCAAAACGTGCTATCAGTGCCGTAAACCGTGGCAAACACGATTCAAACATTAAACTTCCACAAGGTGTTTTATATAAGGGCAAGAAAGCAGCACCAGCATCTGCAATTGTTGAAGCCCACCACCTACATGCGTGGTTAAACACAGATCAGTTTCAGGATTAATTATGGCCAGAGTAGCAAAAACTAATTTAGCAAAAGCACCAGATTTTATTGCTAATAAAATTCCATTTCAAGCAGCAGCATTATCAGGTGTAGAAGGTACTACTGGTCCTGGCTATATGTCAGATGATGAAACCCGTGAGTATCGTAAATCAAATCCAACATACACAGTTCGTTCTTATGGAACTCCAATTGCATGGCATGGCGATGCTGGATGGCAACACTCAACATCTAAATATTCAGTAACAACTTCTAGACATCAAAACATTGTAAAACGTGCACTCAATGATCACTTCCAGAGTGGTCATAATATGGCTAAAGACCCACAATACGGTTTACCTCTTGGCGAGAAGTAAGAGTGGTGGGGGTCGTAATGACTCTCGTAAGTGCGGTAAGGCAAACAAGAAACACCCAAAGTCAAACGTAAAAAGGGGTAAATCTTGCTGTGGATACTCAATTAAAAGAACAGACCGTTTAGGTCATGATCAAGGACATCGTAAAATAGCCTTAGCCGCCTAAGTACGCTAGGCTACACGGATTACTAAAGGGAGCATAATGAGTAACATTCCAATTCTTGGCGAGAAAAAACAAACCAACGAACCTCAATTTAGATTGTTGTAC